CAGCTATGCTGGCTAAGCAGAAGGAGGCGGCTGTCCAGAAAACCAAGGAGGAACTTATGGATGGGACAAAGGGCGGCAGTGGCAGCGGAGCTGGCGGTTCCGGAGGCGGTGGCGAAGAAAAGCCTGATGATGTGAAAAATGCAGAAAGTATTTCTTTTGGCGGTGTAAGCAAAGAGGCGCAGACCGCAAGGGATTACTACAAGTAATGGAGGTAGATTAAAGTGGGAAAACCGATTGAGAGAGAATTTGGTCAGGGCAAGACCATTTTGAAGTATTTTGATTTCAAAGGCGCTGCCTGCGTCGTGCCGTCTGCGGATGTGGCCGCAGATGAAAATGGCAAAAAAATTGTTAAAGCTGGAACGCCGTTTCCGGCTAATGATGCAACGTGTAAAGGTTATCTGCTGCATGATGTAGATGTGACTCAGGGCGATGCGCCGGGTACCTACATCTATGAGGGTGCGATTGATAACAAGAAACTGACAGAAGCAGAAGTGACCGTAAGTGATGCCGCGAAGGCTGCTACTCCGAGAGTCACTTTCTTTGATTAAGAGGAGGTAAAGGAGATGCCTGTATTACCATTAGGAGAAGCGTTTACCGCTAGAGCATTAGGCGTTGCATGGAATAATTATCAGCAGACGCTTGGGACAGCACCGTATCTTGGACGTTCTTTCTTTGGAACGGATAAGAAGATCGGTCTGGATTTAAGATTTATCAAAGGTAGAAAAGGGTTGCCAGTAGCACTGAAAGCATCTAATTTCGATGCAAAGGCACCACTCAGAGACGCAATCGGATTCAAAGATATCCAGAATGAAATGCCATTCTTCCGTGAGGGTTATATGGTTACAGAAAAAGATGAGCAGGAGTACATGAAGTATCTGGATGCAGAGAATTCCAATCTTGCAAATCAGGTACTGCGGGAGATTATGAAAAATCCAATGGATTTAATCCTGGGCGCAGATGTTGTCCCGGAGCGAATGATTTGGCAGCTTATGGCACCGGCAGACGGAATTCCGAAAATTGACGTTATCGTTGACGGCGGAAATAGATACACCATTGATTACACTGGTGATGACGGGGTTGATTACAAAAAGACAAACTACATCGAGCTGACTGGGACGAGCATGTGGTCTGACAGCGCAAACGCTACTCCGATTCAGGATTTGGTTGATGCGCAGGAACAGCACAAGGAAAATACCGGTGAAACACTCACTACATTTTCCATGAACCAGAAAACATGGAAGCAGTTTGTGAATGCTGAGGATACCAGAAAACAGGTGCAGGGCATCCTTGCATACCAGAATGGTATTCGCATTAAGGATTCCGAAGTGAAATCTTATTTGCTGGACAACTACGGCATTACTGTACTGGTGTACAATAAACTGTATATCGGTGAAGATGCTGCAAGCCACAAATTCATTCCGGACGGTGTAGTATCTGCGAAATCTGATGTGGTGCCTATGCTTGGAACTGTGACCTATGGCACTACACCGGAAGAACGGAGCGGAAGTCTTGCGAAAGGAACTCTTTCCATTGTGAACACTGGCGTGTCTGTCTATACCTATACCACGGAGCATCCGGTTAATACACATTGCGTTGTGTCCGAGATCGTGCTTCCAACATATGAGAACATGGATAGCGTGTTCATCATGAAGGTGGCGTAGGAGGGAAATTGCTATGAAATATGGACATACAGTAAAGAAAAATGGAATCTTATATCCTGCCGGGGCGGAAGTCCCGGTGGATGTTCCGAAGAAAGTTGAGTTGACAGATGATGTCCCGGAGGGTGCTCTGGATACCAATCCGGACGGTAGCGTGAATGTCTATGATGAGTCTGGAAACAAGGTTGGCACCGCTAATGCAGAGACCGTGGCAGTGGCGCAGGAAGAAGCGGGGAAAGCATTTGAAGAACAGAATGCTGAATCCGTAAATCCAGAAAAGCCCAAACGTGGTAGAAAACCCAAGGAAGCGTAGGTGAGAGGTATGGAATCGCTGTTGAGCGAAATTCTGAAAGATTTGACGGATGAATTAGGTCTGGTGGAAAATCCTGATATAGCGATTCTGACCTCTAAAATCAAGAGTGCATATCGTGAAGTGAAGCGAGCAAGGAATTATCCGGCCAGCTATACGGAAGAAGCTGTTGCAAAGGATATGGAGAATTACTATTCTAATATCCGTGAATTGGCCCTGTATGACTTTAATCAGGTTGGAGTTGAGGGTCAGACTTCCCATAACGAGAACAGCACTTCAAGAACATGGAAAAGTCGCAGAGAGTGTCTGGACGGTGTCTATGCATTTTGCGGCATTCCCTCATAGAAAGGTTAGGTGCTCCAAAGTATCTCCCGTGCGGGGTTAAGCAATTTATCCACCTACCATGTGTAGAGTGGAAATCCGGTTTTGGCATTGCAATTACTGGCTTTTAGAAGATTTGTGCGTGGCGAAAGCCGCAGGGTGACATCCATTGGTGGTGGTGGGCAGGGTGTCAAAATATTTGTTGGAAATGTTCTCCTTTTGTCGTATAATAACGGTGAAAGGAGAGGGATTGATATGGGGAATATAATTGATCAACTTCAAGACGCAATAAACGAGGCCTTGATTTATCTGGGCGATAGAAAGAATGAGATATCCTCGGATGTAAGGGTAAAATGTATTGTGGCATATATCACAGGGGCAATGTCGTATGTAAATGGCACAAAAATTTTGATGGCACAGAAGCAGTTTGATTCAGTTTTGCCATTATGCAGGTCTTTTTTGGAGATGTATGCTATCGTTTGTTATCTGATGGAAAAATATAACACTCAAACGGAATTTGATGATTATCTGAAAAAATTGATAGTTGACGACATGGAACAAGATCGGAAGGTTTATAATAGTTTTAAAAGTGATGTGACAATACAAAGTGAAAAGACGCGCCGACAAGATTTAGAATCATATATACAGAGGTGGGAGAACTTTATAAACCAATACTTTCCATTAGAGGTAGGAAATATTGATCAAAACAATAAAGAATTAAGTGTAATTAATATTGTGAAGCGTCTGTATAGTCAATATCAAAATCAATACCAAAATATATGCGGAGATAAATCACAGTTCATCGGGAGTGCTTTAAAAAATAATAAAGCATTTTTAAGTGAGTTTGGACATGAATATGATGGTTCGTATGTTCTGTATCGTTTATTGTGCAATGAAACACATGGGAATATTGGTGCAGTAGATGTGAGAACAAGCCATAATGGCTATTTTTCAATTAATATTAGTAATGAAAATAGGGCAATGGCTTCGGCTCAATGCATGTTATGGTGCTTGAAAGACATTGCGTGTAAATTCAATGAGTTGTTTACTCATCAAAATGTTTTGGAAGGATTGTAAGAAGCTGATATGCGTTCCCTAAAGAAAAATCAACAGCGTCTGCTGTTCTTAAGAGAGGTTAGCGCCTCTCTTTTTCTGTATTAAAAAGTGTGAGTGACGCATGGCAGGGTATACTCCTGCCGCTCTCCAATATTGTTTAAGGCGTGGCGAAATGCTGCGTCTTATTTTTGTGGATTGGAGAGATATCTTATGGAAAATTATGTAGATTTAAGCGGACAGAGATTTGGAAAACTTGTTGTAATTGAAAGAACCGACAATCATATAACGAGCGGTGGACAAACGAAAGTAATGTATAAATGCCGATGTGATTGTGGAAAAGAGCTTGTTGCGGCGGCAGGAAAATTGAAAAGCAAAATAACAACGCATTGCCCAGATTGCGTTGTTTGGAACTACGAGGATTTTACTGGTAGAAAAATCGGAAATCTAACAGTCGTTAAGCGTGTTGGTTATACAGGCAAAAACAATGACAGAATTGCATGGGAATGCGTATGTGATTGCGGAACGATACTTATTAAGTCATCAAGTGATTTAAAATACCACACAGGAAAAACTCTTCATTGTGGATGCTTGAGGGGAATGAGTATTAAAAACGGACACATGGTTAAACACGAGAAAAGCAAGACTCGTTTGTATAAAATATATAATGGAATGAAGTCGCGCTGCTACCATGAAAAATTCACTGACTACCAAGACTATGGCGGTAGGGGAATTTGTATGTGTGACGAGTGGCTTGGAAAAAACGGCTTTGAGAATTTTTATAATTGGGCTATGTCAAATGGTTACGCTGAAACACTTACGATTGACCGAATTGATGTGAATGGAAATTATGATCCTTCAAATTGTCGATGGGTGGATGACATAACACAGGCAAACAACAGAAGAAATAATCATTATTTGGTTTTTAATGGAAGAAAACAAACCATGGCACAATGGGCAAGAGAATATGGTATGAGTTACACAATGCTTTGTAATCGTATCCGTAGAGGGTGGAGCGTAGAAGATGCTTTACTTACACCGAATTTAGGGAGAGGATGGTATTGCGGTCTTTAAGAAAGAATATGCAACGTATGTTTTACGCTACATATAGCGACATGATAGTTGTTTACAAAAAAGATGAAAATGGAAATATAGTAAATATTGAAGTTGACGGCTCTCTAATACCTGTTATAGAGAGCGAGCAGGCAGGGTATAACAACCCTGTCTCTTTTTATGCCAATATCGCCATGTCTGGCGGTGAGGCGGAGACGAAAGAGTATGGCGTGAATGCTTCGGATTATGAAGCAGTTCTTGTGACCACGGACAAATCACTTCCTATTGATGAATTGTCGCTCATCTGGCACACATCGGAACCGAAGTTCAATTCTGACGGCATGGTGAACGGGGACAGCGCGGATTATTCTGTTCTGGCGGTCAAACCGTCGTTAAACGGAATGAAGTATCTGTTGAAGAAGATAACAAAATAGGAGGCGGGCCTATGATTTGCAATAAAAAGGCGTATCCTGATTTACGGAAAGACTGCGAGACCTGTACTGAAAGAGGTGCTTGCTTTAGTGGTCATGCTGTAGGTGTTGGAGTTATGGAGCTTCCGGCCGATTCGATGCCAGAAGTCACTATTGATGCCAAAGTGCTTCCGCCAAAAGAATTGCTGCGTTCGCTCCTTAATTTTGGTTCATTGAATGTTTTGAGAAGAGGATAATACGTCATGCCAAAGAAGATAAGTTTCGGTCTATCCATCCGCGAAGTGCAGGCGGCAATTAAAGAGGTGAGGGCTTATCAGAATGACCTCAACCGCAAATGCGAGGAACTCTGCCGCAGGTTGACTGCCGAGGGCATCGCTGTGTCGCAGGCGCATATCGGTAGTAGTGGTTTTGGAAAATACATCCGCCTTGCATCCGAAATTACTCCAGAGCGGGCAGGATGCCGGGCGATACTATATATGGAAGATACTGCGAAGATCAAGAGCAAATGGAAGACGAAAGAGGGCACCAAGAGCGCCACAGTAAGCCCAATGTTGATGTTGGAGTTTGGTTCTGGTCTGAAAGCACAGAATCCCGCTGGTGTATCCGGCGTCGGCACAGGCACATTTCCCGAGCAGACTCATGCAGAGGATCCCGGTGGTTGGTGGTATATGGATTTGGAGGGTGTATGGCATCATTCTACTGGTGTTTCACCGAAAATGCCGATGTATTTTGCTGGAAGAGAAATGAGAGAGAAGATTGTGGCGATTGCCAAGGAGGTGTTTGGAACATGAAATATCGAAAGAAGCCGGTTGTAATTGAAGCCTTTGAATTTAAGGAAAACTTCATGAAGATTGGCGCAAATTGTGAGGGTGTTCCTGATTGGGGCATTTCTGCTTACGATGACGGCATCATTTATTTTAATGATAAGGATAAATGCTATATCAAGACGCTGGAGGGAGACCACCATGTCAGCATTGGTGATTTTATCATCCGCGGCGTAAATGGTGAACTTTATCCCTGCAAGCCGGATATTTTCAAGAAAACCTATGAGGCGGTGAATGAAATGGACGGTGATTAAATGACAGGTTTTAACTATAATCAGTTTTACACTTTGTTTAAAGTTAAAATGGAAAAAGCCGTCGCCTGTACTGTTGGGCGGTATGTGACACCCAGGGAAAACCAGTTCCCTTATGTGGATGTGGCACTCTCAGATATTTCCGGTCAAGCATATGACATGGAGGGTGGCGAAGGAGCCGTAAATCCGATGTTGACCATATCGGTGTATTCCAGCGGCGCTTCCGGCGACAGCACATGCTATACCATAAGCGAGGAGGCAAAGAAGCTGATGCTGTCTTATGGTTTCCAGTGCCGCGGCGGACCATTAAAAGGCAACAATACTGATCCGAGCATTGCATGTTGGGTAGGCAGGTATCAGCGTATATTTGCGGACGGCGATGAACTGACTCAGATAAATTGAATGTATCCGGATTTCCGGTACAGATAGAAACTTGAAACAGAGAGCTGAAAGGCTCTCATTTTTATGCACCGGCTTCCAGATAAGTGAGGAAGTCGCTAACCCCTCAAAGTTATGGGGTAGAAAGGAAGATGAATTATGGCAAATGCAACAGTAAAGGCATACAGTACAATCGGTACGATGTTGGAGGTATCAGAGGATAACACTGAGTGGACGAAGCTGTGTCCGATTCAGTCTTTCCCGGCGCTTGGAGGTTCACCAGAACAGATCGAGGTTACGGATTTGGAGGATGAGGTTCAGGCGTTTATTCCTGGTGTACAGTCTATGGATTCCATGGAGTTTAGCGCAAATTACACCCCGGAAACATATAATGCTGTCAAAGCAAAAGAAAACATTCCCTTGTATTACAGAATTAAACTGGGGAAAAATGGTGCTGCAGGTACAGCAAGCTGGCAGGGACAGCATTCTGTATATGTAAATGAGGGTGAGGTAAACGGTGCGATCGCTATGACGATTACTGTGTCACCTTCAACTAAGATTACCATTGCTGAAACACCTGCCGCCTGAACGGCAGGCGAGGCGGTGGATGCCGCCTCTGCTTTTTCAGAAGAGATTATCAAGGAGGATTTAAACAATGGCAACAGTGAAGATTAACCAGAAAAATTATGAGGTACCGGAGCTGACTTTCCGGCACTCAACACTTATGGAGCGCATGGGGCTGCCGGTAGAGGGAATGTTGAGCCGGAATTATCTGTTCACTGCGATTTCTGCGTTTACTGCAATCGTGGCAAAATGTGAGCCAGAGCAGGCAGAATATCTGGTAGAGCAGCATGTGCTTGGCGGCGGTGGAATCGAGGATATTTACATGGCCTATGTAACCGCTTTGCAGGAAAGTGCTTTTTTCAAGAAGCTCCTGCATCTGGACGAGCAGGAGAAGCCGAAGAAGAAATCACCTGCGAAGACGGAACAGAAGTTGCCCGAGACCGAAGAGTAACATGGACAGGCCTTATAAATGAGGTGTGGCTGCCGGCGGCGCTGCGATTCGGGATCCCGGTGGATGTATTCTGGAATCTGAATCCAAAGTATATGTATCTCTATCAGGATGAGTATATTCGGGAGAAAGAAGAACAAATGAAACTGCTGGATGTGTCAGCCTATTATCAAGGTCTGTATGTCCAGCAGGCAATCGCTTCATGCTTCTCGAAGAAGGCAAAGTACCCGAAGCAGCCGTTGTCTATGGAGCCAAAGAAAAAGGTATTATCTGGCGAGGAACGATTCAAACTTTGGATTCAAGAGTATAACAGAAAATTTGAAGAAAAGGAAAAGTAGGGACAATCCAATGTACATAGATGCAAATGCAATTATTACAGCAGCCAGTATAGTATCTGCACTGGTTGTTATTTTTTCTGCCGTGTTTGCCGTGTACCGGTGGTATTTAAAACAGAACAGGCAGGATGAAGACATTCAGAAAATCAAAGATGAGCAATGCTTACTTACTTATGGAATCCTGGCATGTCTGGACGGCCTTCAGCAACTTGGTGCGAATCATAGTGTGCCAGAGGTGCGGAATAAGATAGAGAAACATATAAATAAACAGGCTCATAATCAGGAGGAATAAATATGGAACAGGTAATGAACTGTGTAAAACCAGAGCTTATTGTTGTGGCAATCGTGTTATATTTTATCGGTATTGGGCTGAAACAGGCGCAGACTGTAAAGGATAAGAATATTCCGCTGATTCTTGGTGGTGTAGGTATCGTAATTTGCGCGGTATATGTATTTGCCACTTGTAAGTGCGGAACGCCGCAGGATATTGCAATGGCAGTATTTACAGCAATTACGCAAGGAGTTCTGGTAGCAGGATTAAGCACATATGTAAATCAGATTAAGAAACAGGCAAATAAGAATGAATAATTGAGAGGGCGGGTAACCGCCCTCATTTTTGTACCGGCGCAAGAGCTGGAGAAAGAGAGAATTAAAGCATGAAAATATTATTAACAGTAGGGCATAGTATCTTAAAATCAGGCCATTGCACAAGTGCAGATGGCCGACCGTTTGGCGGCGTACTGGAATATGCCTATAACAAGGCTATTGTGGAGAATGTGGCAGCGTATCTGCGGTCTGTGGGCCATACAGTGGACCTGCTGATCTGCCCGGAGCTGCGGTTTGCAAAGAGTAGCGAAGAGAAGTCATACAAACTTAAGTATGAGAATGCTGGCAACTATGATTTTGTGGCAGAGTTGCACCTGAATGCATCGAAACTGCACAACGCAAGAGGCAGTGAAGTGCAGTATTATTCAAAGGCAGGCAAGATATTTGCGGACAGGATTCAGGCAGAGCTTATTACTGTGTTTGCGGACCATAAAAATGATAAGCGGGACAACCTGTATATGCTGACCAAGACCAAGGCACCGGCGGTTATCGTAGAAAGTTTCTATTGCGACTCTTCCGCGGACTGTGAGTTGGCGGAGAAGACCGACGTTGCGCTGCTGATTGCACAGGGAATTCACGGCGGGAAGATTGCGGCAAAGCAGGACAAGCCCGCCACAATAGGGGTGCTGTATAAAGTGCAGGTCGGTGCATTCCGAAAGAAAGAAAATGCGGACCGGCTGCTGAAGGAGCTTCAGGGCAAAGGTTTTGATGCTTTTATTACCACGGCTGATGTGGCAGGCCTGCTCTATCGGGTGCAGGTCGGTGCATACAGTGTCAAAGCTAATGCAGAGGCCATGCAGAATAAACTGACAGTGTGCGGATATGCATCAATCATTGTAACGGCCTGAGATTATAGTCCCCCAAAAAAATTTGGGGGATTTCGTTGTAATAGGGGGAAAATATGGCATATTTAAAATTTTTGGATTCTGATGCGTATATTCCATGTATGGTGACTCCGGTCGGAGAGCATATTGTTACATTGGCATTTCCAGGAGATGCAGAAGTTAATACCAACGGCTTTGACTTATTTCTGGACGCAAAAGGTGAAATTGATATTGGCGGGACTTCCTATCATGGGTTTCAGACAATCTATCGAAATGATGAGATAACAGAAGCATACAACGGGTATCAGCTGTCGAATGACGGTTCCGTATACGTGGAGCCGGTTGTGGTGATTCCGGAACCTGAACCGCTCTATGAGCCAACAGCGGAAGAATTGGCCGAGCAGGAGCGTCAACAGGCTATTTCTATCCTTACAGATACAATCTGGAACAAGAAGCAGGAATTGGCCGATACGGATTATATCATTGTGAAGCTGTATGAGTATTCATTGGTCGGAAAAGAGTGCGAGGAATATGACCTTGATATGCTGCATAGTCAACGTCAGAGTATCCGTGATGAAATTAATCATCTGGAACAGGAGTTGTCGGTGCTTCTGACAGTTGAAGAACAGGAGGGATGACATGGCTCTTTCTGCTTTTTTGAATGTTAATGGGGTGGATTTTCCACCGCCGGTCAGAGGTTTTACTTATACGATTTCCACGACGGTCAATGCTGGCCGAAATGCAAATAATGCCGTAATTGGCCAGCGTGTAGGCCGGGACCTGATTAAGCTGGATTCTCTGTCATGGAATGGTGTTGATGCTGAGACAAGAAAAAAGATGTTGCGGGCATTAGAGCCATTCTACGTGCCGGTTACGTTTGAAGATTACCGAACAGGGAAACCTACAACGATTATCATGTATCCAGGGGACCGGAAGGGCAAGCCCTACTGGGTGGATAAACTTACACATATTGTTCTTATGGACGAAACTATATCGTTCAATCTTATTGATGCTGGATTGTGATGCTGGATTGGAGTGATGAAAAATGCAGAATGCAAGTCAGGCATATAAGAGGGGGATGAAACTTCCATTTCGTAACAGAGGATATATTCAGGCGCGGATTGGTATTGTAAGCTCTAATGCGCAGACCAGCGTGACGGCGGAAGCCGCTGATAATGATTTTACTTATTTTACAGATCCCAAGACTCCGTTTGAGGTCAATCCGGTGGAATACTTATATGCGACTGGCGAGCAGGATTTTTCTAAGGTGGATGGGAGTATGTATTTCCTTCCGCCTGTGGATGCTGGTTTTCCTTTTTATAATAATGGAATTGTGACAGCAGGGCTGCTGGGAAGTGTCTATATAACATTTTCCGGAAACATAGCAGACATTAAGGGCCTGACGATTGATTTTGGGGAGTATTACCCCACGTCGCTTACCGTACAGTCAAATTCAGGAGGCATAAGGACATATGAGAACCACGGTCCTATATTTGTTACGGAAGATGTGTTTGACGGGATATCATACCTGATTATCACCCCGCTTGCCATGGTGAACGGGGGCGGAAGGTTGAGAATATATCAGTTTACTTGTGGCATATCAAATAACTTTTCTAATAAGGAAGTAAAAAGCTACACCTATAAGGATTATGTATCATCCATAGCAGAATCTTTGCCCAGTCAGGATGTGACGCTTGTAGTAGATAATCAAAATCTGTACTACAATCCGGATAATCCGGAAAGTGCGGTGGCGTACATGGAACAGGGCCAGAAGATGAAGGTTACGTTCGGATATGATGTTGACGGAGCTGGGAAGATTGAATGGACACCAGAAATAGTCACATACCTGAAATCGTGGAGTGCAACAGACACAGAAGCCAAGTTCACAATGGTGGATGTTTTTGACTATAAAATGACAGGCACTTACTACAGAGGACTATACAGGAAAGAAGGAATCAGTCTGTATGATCTGGCACTTGACGTACTGGCCGATGCCGGCCTGGAAGAAGATGAATATGTGGTCGATCCCTATCTGAAAAATGTCATTGTATATAATCCTATACCGCCAGTAAAGCACTCAGAGGCACTACAGTTGATTGCAAATGCGGGCCGTTGCGTATTAAGTACAGACCGCCAGGGAAGAGTGCGCATTAAGTCTTCCTTTATCCCTGATATGGTTGCTTCCGCAGATGATGAAGCGGAATTCAGTCATATAGGAAATATTTTAAATAATGATGCAAAAGAAGCATATGCCATGTGCAGTAGTGATTTTTCTATTGTGGATGGGAGCCTCTTTTTTATGTCTTCAAACGGGAATTATCGGAATACCGGCTATATCAGTAATTTGACCGCTGATGAAAATGGGAATTTTGAAAAGGATCCGGTAATTACAATTAATCTGGAAGCAGGATATGTGTGCTATGGCCTGACTATTTCCTTTAGAAATGTGGCACCACAGGAATTTCATATCATCACCTATTACCAGAATATTCAGGTGCAGGATATAATCGTGGAAGATCCTGAGCTGGAATATAGCACATATGAACAGTTTGATTTATTTGACAAAATGGATATTGTTTTTACAAAAGGGCAGCCGAATTCTCGGATAACTGTAGATCATATTTCTTTCGGAGAGGTTACGGACTATACCTTATCACGAACTTATAATCTTACTGCGTCGCCTGTGGCAACCCGGCAGGATAAAATCAAATCTATCTCCATAAAAAGAAGTTTGTATAGAGATAGTGCGGAGGGTATAAAAGATCTGTCTTCCGAAGAACTGGTTCTCATGGCAGAAATTACGGAACAAATCGTGTATTTCTCAAATGCCTCTTATGGAATCAGTGTTGTGGTGGAAGAGGATAATACTGTAACGGCAGAAATACTGGAGAGCAGCAGCTATTATGCGAAGATAAAATTCAGCGGAGTAGCCGACAATACGACTATGAAATGTACGGTCAAAGGATATGAATACAAAGTAGATGAACAGTACCTTAAAGTAATACATAATGAAAATGGCGAAGAGAAAACCTGGAATAATCCACTGATCAGCACTATTGAAATGGCCCAGGACCTGGAGGAATGGCTGGCATCCTATTATCTTGGCGATGTAGATTATCAAATCTCATGGAATGGGGATCCGCGGACGGACGCAAATGATCTGTTTTATTTGGAATTGAAGGGCAGAGAAGATACGCTTATCCGGGCTTATCAAAATGAATTGAAATTC